GCTTCTGTATCCCGGCAGAGGTCAAGACCTTGTCCGAACTAAAGAGTTTGCTATCAAACAGTGACTTCTTTAGCAGGAAGTTCAGGACCTGCTTCACCTTATCTACACTCACCCCTAATTCCGAGGCTATAATATATTCCAAATCATCATCAACCTGTATGTAGTATCCGTTTTTATAGATCTCACACAGTAAATAAACATAAATCATGATACCGTCAGCTCTGTACCTCGCCTTCAGTATCTTAATCCGGCTGTCGTTATCAAAGAAATCAGTATCCAAAGGAAAGTATGAAAGACCACTCTTTTTCGGTCTTGCCAACGCTACCACCTTCCTTTTTTATCCGGTATACTCCTCAACTGTCACATCCAGTCCTTCTACCGCCGAATAACATTTCTTTGCCTGAACCAGTACGATCTGCGTATCATCGTGATAAGCAACCCCGTTCAGTGCATCTGCTACCACCTTCACAATATTGTCCATATCCGGTTTCTTCAACGGCAGCTCTCTTCCCTCTAGCATATCAAGCTTCCGTTTCTTCGATACGCTCTTTGGCGGAAGATACCTTGCAATAATCCGGAGCGTCACAGGCTTTTCTCTTTCCAGGAACACTCCCTTTGCCATCTGCAGATACCGATCTTTGATGAAGTTCTCATACAGGACCGTGTTATCCGGTGTGGCGGAACAGTGCTTCTTTGTCGATGCATTATAATACGTCCGTGCCCTGGCTTTTCCCTGCGGCTTGCCCGGAACTGTAAACATTACCGATGTCATTCCCTTTTGTCCTTTCTGCCGGCACTTACACAACAGATGCTGCATAATGCCGGCTTGCTTTCTTGTTATCAGGTTACGTGTGATATATTATTTTTAAGGAGATGTTATTTTCTACGCGATAATCGTAATGTGGTACTTCTCAAGTTCCTCCGCCAGTTCATATGCCAGATATTCTTTGATTTTCTTCATGGTTGCATTCTTCCATAAACCGCCGTCTGCTTCCACAAGCTTGAAGGATGGCCCACGGTCACTGTCCTGGATCCGGAATACATAACTGCTCTGTGGCTGCTCGATTTCTGCAAAGGTACGATACGGTCTGAGCTTCACCGGATTCGGTACGATCACATCCGTCTTATTTGCAATCCCGCTCTTAATTGTGGTTTTCTGGCTGACACCATCATCATCATAATTCGCTGTTGTTCCTGACTGGATATTTCCGGCAACCTGCTTCAGGACAGTCAGATCATCGGATTCAATGAAGTTTGCCTGCAGCTCGATCAGAAAACGTTCCTGGTCATAATAACGGTCAAACTGGAATTCATTTACAATGGCATCTGCCCTCATAAGCTCCTCCCTGTTGCGTTCGTCCACCAGTCCGGAATACAATCTTACTTCTGTCGGACTGATTACATGCAGAATCATGGTCTCACGGAGTTCTTCCGGTTTCCCCTTGATATAGTCCACAATGGATGTCAGGGTGTTGACACTCAGGGAATCTGCCTTCGGGAAATAATGGTATCTTGTCAGATTTTTATTACAGTATGTATTGCCGTTGATCTCAAGCACCTTCGGCTCCATGCTGCTTTCTTTCAGTTCTGTGATAAATTCAATTGCTGCTTTTAATCCTTCCATCGTCTTACTCCTCCTATGCCTGTTTTGCTGTTCTTAAATCAATGACTTTGCCTGCGTGTTCCGGAACTGAATCCGCCACAACTTCTCCAGTAGCTTTATCAATTACTTTTCCATCTACCACTGTAGTTCCTACTTCTGGTACAACTCCCGAAACGTCCTGTACAGACATCTGTCCTGGAATCTGGTTGCCGATCTCGACTGCTTCTACTTCTCCAGTACGGAGATCTTTTCCCATGCTCAACGCGGTAACTGCTCCGAGTGCCGGTGCAAGGGTTGTCTTCGTCTGGACACCGGTTGCAATGAAGTTTCTTTCCTGATTCGGTTTAAATGCGATCGTTACCGTAATTTTTCTCGCTGTGCCGGCATCCGTGTTCGGATCCTGGATGTTCTTTGTAACCTCTTCGATTGCCCGGTTTACCTGCGCAGTAAATGCTCCGTTTGCAAATGTTTCTAAATTGATGTGCTGCATAATTCTTTTTCCCCTTTCTTAAATCTATCCAAAAAATGATGCCTCAATATCCTTCGGATCCGGCTGCTGTGTTCCTGTCGCTGCCGGCTGATCTTCCTGGACCTCCTGTAACTCCTGATCGGATACCACTCCATCATCTTCCGCCTTCACTGCATCCACATAGTCCGTCTTTCCGTCCTCACTTATAACTGCCATATCCTTGTCAATAGCATTCTGGAGATCAATGCTCATGATTCCCCATTTACTGATCAGCTGACGGAGCATGGTTTTCAGTGCCATTCCGTCAAAATCCTTAAACCAGAATGAAGAATACTTCCACATATCCTTTTCCGGAATCTTGCCCTGTTCCAGTAATTCCAGGGATCTTGCTCCGCCGTTTTTGTAAAATGCAAAGGAATATTTTTCTGCGTGTGCCAACATCTTCTTTTTTGACCAGTACAAGGTCTTCCGGAAACCATTCTCATACTCGAACATTGCGAAGTATCCCATGGTCGGAGCTTCCTCCCGGAGGATATCATCATCAATCAGATTAACCTCCACTTCTTCATCCAGAGGATCATACCGGACAAGCTCCCCTTCTTTGATTGCAAGCACATTGAGCTTTTTGTAGTAACCGGAACGGATTGCCAGCTGAATATATCCTTTATACCCAAGCTGGAACTGTGCTTCCTTGCAGCCTTTCTTCTTATTATCGAACGGGACCATATAAAACTGACCGAGCTGCGGGGACGGTGAAAGATTCAGCGCTTCTCCGAGTAATGCAGCGTTTACGATACTCGGGCTCGTACACTCCTGCAGCGCCGGTGTACTCTGCACCGCACTTACAATACTGGAAATGAACCTTGTCCCATTCTTTCCACCAACGACCTGATTGATCTGCTTCTTTACCGCATCGTTCTGCAGATAAACTGATAACTTCATTGACTGATCCTGTCTTGCCAAACTGTTCTGTACTGCCATGTCTTATTCCACCTTTCCGAATCGAATCTGATTCTGTAACATATATTCACGGAGTGCCATAATCTGCCCCCTGGTTCCCCATACACGGAAGTCAAGCTGGAATACCGGCTCTTCCTCTTCCAGAATTGAAACTGCTTCCTCTTCCGGAGCTTCCGGTACAGATCCGGATGCTGTTTCCTTCTCTGCTGCAGTCTGCTGCTTCGCTGCCTCTTCCACTTCCCTTGCTTTCCGCTCTGCCTCCATGCGTTCTGCTTCTAGCTTTCTCTTCTGGATATCGGCAAGCCTCTGTCCTTCCTGGATTGCCTGGTTCATATCCAGTGTCTTCCGGTAAACTTCCATTGCTTCAAACTTAAACTCCGGAAGCTTGCTGATCGTCACCACATCCGTACCGATCTGGTACATCCGGCTCTTCATCTGCTCTTCAATCTTTGGCAGCGTAACCGTTGCATTCAGCCACTTTTCATCCCAGATCATGTCCAGCTTCACAAAGCTCTGGAATCCGATGGATGCAAACAGTTCTTCAATCTCTTCCCGTTTTGCAGCCTTGCGGCGTTCATCAATCTCTCTAATCTGGGAGTCAATCAGTCCGATCGGTTCATCGATCAGAGCTGTGATTTCCTTGACCTGCTGCTCAAACTTGGTGTACGGCTCCATGCAGATCTTCTTGACACGTTTCCGCTCATCCTCAAAAGCTTTCTTGAGCTTGTTCAGATCTGCCCGATCCGCTTTCATGTCCTTGAGCGAATCCTCTGTGTAGGCGATCGTCTTATAGTCCTTTACCTTCTCAGCAATCGCAGCCTTTAATTCCTCGTTGTTCCACAGGATCTGCTCTGTCAGCCAGCTTTCCTGCGGATTTGTAATCCGTAATTCCATACGCTCCTCCTTCTTTTTAGATCTCCGGAAGTATCAGCGGCGGTTTGCGCCCGCTTTCCACATACTTCCAAAACTTGATTTCTTCCTCCTGCAGATAATCCAGATCAGCCTGGACTTCTGCTCTTTCAATAAAATAATGCTTCACCTGTGTCCGGACGTCTGTTCCCCAGTTGCTCCGCAAATGCGCCCGGAGGACAACAAACTCATATCCGGTAACAAGCAGATAATGCAGCACCTGAATGTAATAGTTATCCGGGATCCGGTCCTTCCATTTCTCATATTGCATAGACTGCAGAATGTTGGTGGTCTTAATCTCCAGAATCCCTTTCCGGCCGTCCTGAACAACCAGCTCCCCATCCAGAGAAGCCTGCATGAACGGATACTCCAGACTCTGCAAGATTCGGAATTCATGGTGTGTGACCTGATACTGTGGATAATCCAGGCGGAACAGCTCCCTGATGAACTGCTCCGCCTCTTTCCCATAGATCACATAAGGCTTTTCTGAAATGTCTGGTGCAATCCTTCTGCCGGTCTTTTCTTCAAACAGCTCAATGTTTGTTTTGTATGGGTTCTTTCCAACCACAGCACTTGCATCACTTCCGCCGATTCCGTTTAACCGCCCCTTCAGCCAGGCTTTTTCATCTTCAAAATCATAGATTTTATAAGGTTCCATCTTTTCCTCACGTTTTTATATGATGATATATGTATGTTCTGTTCCGTCTATATGCTGTTCTGCCACTTCTACCGCTTCCTCGTAATAACCGAATAAGCCGTAGATCCACCCATCAGAGCACCGAATAATCAATGGTTTCTTTTCCATTATCACGCCCCCTTTAGGTACACATCCTTCTCTAAAGAGACGAATTATTCATCAGCATTGTCAGAAATTCTCCCACTACCTTAAACGCTTCCGATTCAAGTTCCGCATCCGTTACAAGACCAAGCTCCACCGCCCGGTTAATCACTTCCTTCGCCTCGGCTTCGCTTTGATCGCACTTCTCCGTCAGTGTCTTTTTAACAGTCCGAACAATACCGCTAAATCTGTCGTTAATCCCGGTATTCCCTTTGATGTCTTAATATGACATACTCCATTTTCAACATTGATCATTGACTTTCTCCTCCGATTTTCCTATAATTTAGTTGAGTTTTTTGTTATGTGCGCCAATGGAAGCTGCAACTTCCGGGCGCATTTTTATTGTCTTTACGCCTATCCTATCCAAATAATTTGCCAGATCTGACAAGTATGCGATCGCATTATTCTTGTAATACTCGGATGTACCATCAACCCGATCCAGTGATCGAAGCTTATTGATCATCTTATCAAGCTCTGACGTTCTCATGCTCTTACGCTGCTTCTCTTCTGGCATGCTCCTTCGCCTCCCTTATCTTTCTTTTCTGGTACTGCCATTCCCGTATCCGGAAATATTCCAGTGCAAATGCTCCGGTAGTAAATGTTGTGATTCCAAGTGCTGCATATAAATAAAACAGCTCCTGACTTTTCACTGAGCACGCACCAGCCATCATCAGGATTCCGGTAATGCTTGCTGTTACACTGAGCGTCTTTGCAATCTTATAGAACATCTCTTATCCCTCCTTTGCTTGTCCAACCGGTACCGCTTACGCGGTTTTCTCAATGGTATATGTAATTTTCACTTTTTCCTGTTCTTCCAATAAAGAAATCATCACCTGTATGATTTTTTCGATATCGGGTTTCATATTTATCACCTACTTTCTATTGAAGTTTATGCGGTGCTGGTTGTACTTGTTGATTTGTCCTGCTTGATTTTTCTTCCCCCTAACACCACAATATTTTTGTCTCGTCCTGTCCTTGCATAACGGCTCGGAACTCGGCATCCAATATGAAACGTTTCTCATCAAGTGCATCATTTCCACGGTATTCGTCTCGCTTATAGTTTTTTTTGATAACCGTATCTAATCCGAACACTACCATTTGCTCTGAATAACCTCTAAGCAGTGCTCTCCGTGCTAACTTTTTCAATCCTTGAAAGCTGATATAACCAGATAATTCCGGATACCGATCAACAAGCTGTCTTGCGATTTGTGTCTCACCTACATCTTGATTCATAATTTTAATCACACTCCATAGATAACTGGGCGTTACATTCCTGAATCATGATTCTTGTATTTGTACATGGCTGCCAACTCTTTACATACTGCATAGCTTCATCAAATTTCTTTTTCGGAACATTATTTCTTGCGTTGACATTAAAGTAATGTTTCAGATCTCTGTTGCATTCTGCAAATACCTTTTTGCCAATTTCCTTATAAGCATTACTTTCTTTTCCGCCAAGCGCATCAATAACCACTTTGCTGACTGTATCACCAAGTACCATCTGCTGACCGTAATCAATTGTCATATTCTGCTCAAGATCTGTAATTCTGTCTTCATGGTTATCAATCATACCAAGCTGAATGCGTAACATCTCTTGTGGTGTAAGTGGCTTCTGATAAGAACCGGTCTTTCTGATAGCAGGAAGCACCTCACTTGTTACCCAGTGCTTAAATCTTTTCGCTGATTCTAATTTACTTCCAAAGATTAGGGCATATAAGCCGGATTCGTTGATTACAGACGCCTTCTGCATTCTTCCGATGGAATCCTGAATTGGGACTTCATCTTTATCATCCGTATCAACATGGTCCTGAATTGCTTTCGCAGCTCTTTCGTATCCAAGAGCTGTTGCAACATCTTTTCCTACAAAATAGATTTCGTTATTAAGTTGTACCGTTCGGATATCACCGAACTCTTCTGAATTAAAAATCTGTAAGTTGTGCATTTCTTGTCCTCCTATGCACTCTGTTCTAAGTATGCTAAATCCTTTACTGTCTCCAGCCTCTTCTTGCAATCCTGGTAGATTTCTTTGTAATGCTTTCCGGCAACAATCCCAGAATCAATCACACATAAAATGATATGCTCCATAAGAGACAGGTTATTAAGTTGCATTACTGTAGCTTCATCTCTCTTTGAGACTCCAGCCATTTTGTTCACGAGTTTTGAATAGGTCATATACAACTTATCCGCATGTTGGCTACCTTGCGCTTTCGCGTACTCAACAAGATTCTTGATAGTGTCTGTCTCCGCCTTACGGGTCAGCTTGCCAGCTTTTCTGGTTTCAATCCAAATCTTAGTCTGTTTCTCTCTGATGAATTTCTCCATCTGGTTAAATGCTTTTATGTACTGCCACTTCCATTCATTAGCTTTCTTTCCAGTGAATCCCATAACAAGGAATGTAAATCCATCTCTGTTCATTACATACATTTTGTTTGATTTACCAGT